GGATTGTTTAAATTTTATGAAGTAAAAGATAATACTCCAAAGATATGGTCATACCAAGACTATCCAAATTTGTCTGAACTTACGGTATTTAAGAATGGATCTTGAGAATAAATTGATTGGATTTCCTCATGTGTATTACTTCAATATGGATGAGGAAGAAACCCGTCGTGTATACATGGAAAAACAGTTCGATAACTATGGCATAAACTACACAAGAGTAAGTAGTAATAGATTCGATGCATCAAAGGTTCAGGATTGGTCCGTCTTTTTATATGATGCGGATCTTTTGATTAAAAATAATAACAGTGTAGGTTTAAGAGTTTTAGCAAACTTTGTAAGTCATATAACTTTTCTAAAAGAATGGTACGATAATGGTGATGAGGATATTATCATTTTAATGGAGGACGACTACGATCTTAGTTTGATAGATTACTGGCATTTCGATTGGAATTATTTTATGAATCATATACCTTTTGACTGGGACACCATTCAATTAGGGTATGAACACTTTGAACGCATACAGTTTTTCTTAAGTCATAAAGACTATAGATCGTTTAACTTTGGTCCTACATTAATTAATAGAAACCATGTAAAGAAAATTCTTGATCTATATCTTGTCGATGGAAAAATTAAAGGACGAGGTAATAACGCGTATGAAATCGACGACACACGAGTGTCTGTTGATTTTTCTATTAATCATGTCGGCAAAAACTATACAATACCAATTATAACAACCAATACTGATTTTTTTCAGGATGATAATTCGTCTGGAGTATTCAAAAGACACCACATAAATCGATACATATATCATTACTGGTGGAAAAATAAAAGAGATCAATTCAGTTTAGATGATTTTTTTAGAATGAACAAACCAAATGACAATGAAATGACGGAGTACTTACAAAACCATGCCTCTCGAGCACTTAGTTTCTAATGAATGGGGTAACCTAAAGTCAGTTATTATCGGTGATGCAACCGGGGCGCGTATACCGCAACTCGACAAAAGTCTTCGTACTGTTAACTATGCAGACGTGCAAGATCAGACTGAGATCACAACTGGTGCATATCCTAAAGAAGTAATTGACCAAGCTAACGAAGATCTTGAAGTATTGTCTAACTTTTTAAAGGGTGAGGACATTCAAGTTTTGCGTCCTATAGAAAATGCAGAACCTGAATACTATAATTACTGCCCTCGTGATGGTGTACTCGTTTACGATGATGTGATAGTCTCTACACCTCAACCTCTTCGTGCACGAAGAGGTGAAGAAAAATTCATCGAACAACACTTCGATGATCTATCCGCAAAATACATCAAGACGAATCCTATTTTGTCCGATGAATTATATAATGACAATTGTATTGGTGATCCGGACACTCTTGCACTTACTGAGATCGAACCCTGTTTTGATGCTGCCAATGTCCTTCGATCAAATGATGATTTATTCTATCTGGTAAGTAACTCAGGTAATAAGGCTGGTGCCGATTGGTTACAAGGAATCGTTGGACCTGAGAAAAAAGTGTGGACCATCGAAGGTGTGTATAGTTACATGCACATTGATAGCACTATCGCTCTACTGCGAGAAGGACTGATGTTGTTAAATCCTGATCGTATCAAATCCAAGGACCAACTACCAAAACCCCTTCAGTCGTGGGATGCGATATGGTGTCCTGAACCTGTAGATATCGGTCATTACCCCGGATACAATAATGCTAGTAAATGGGTTAGCATGAATCTTTTTTCACTTTCGCCGCATCATGCAGTGGTGGAGGAAAGACAGGATGGGTTGCGTAAAGAACTAGAAAAACACAGAATAGAATGTATGATGCTTCCGATGAGACATGCTCGTACTTTGGGTGGTTGTTTTCACTGCGTAACACTTGATCTTATTCGAGAATATAAGTGATATATAATACTGTATGAAAACGTATAGGAATGATTGATAATGAGCAGAGTTGGATTTATTGGTCTTGGGAAACTGGGAATGCCCTGCGCAGAGGAGATCGGTAAGGCAGGACATGAAGTAAATGGCTATGATGTTGTCAATGTCAAATCAGATGTCGTATCAGTAAAAACTACAATTAAAGATACAGTCACTGATTGTGATATCGTGTTTATCGCCGTACCCACTCCTCACGACGCAAGATATGATGGTTCAATTCCTATCACTGATCTTGAACCTAAGGATTTTGATTACTCGATCGTAAAGAGCACAATAGCCGAAGCTGACAGGCACATGAACGGCGATCAACTGCTTGTTCTTATCTCGACAGTCTTACCCGGCACGACTCGACGAGAGTTCGTTCCACTAATAAAGAACACCCGCTTTGCATATAACCCGTATCTAATTGCTATGGGATCCGTTGCATGGGATATGGTGAATCCTGAGATGATCATGATTGGTACCGAGGATGGTACCCTCACCGGTGATGCGAGGGAACTCATTGATCTATATAAAACTGTGATTCATAATGATCCAAGATTCGAGGTCGGTACATGGGACGAGTGTGAGTGTATTAAGATTTTTTATAACACATGGATCTCAACTAAGATCTCTCTCGTAAACATGATGCAGGACGTTGCGAATCGAATGGGTAACATTGACGTCGACGTAGTAACTGGTGCGCTGTCAAAATCCAATCTTCGAATTACCGGCCACCAGTACATGACTGCAGGTATGGGAGACGGCGGTGCATGTCATCCACGAGATAACATTGCTCTTCGGTATCTTGCTCAGGAACTTGATCTGGGATACGATCTTTTTGACTCGATCATGAACTCAAGAGAGATTCAGGCAAAGAACCTTGCGAAAGAACTCGTAAAACACGCGAAAGAAAACAACTATCAGATCTATATTCATGGCAAGGCGTATAAGCCGAAGGTTCCGTATCTTGATGGGAGTTATAGTCTTTTGATCGGTCACTTCTGTCAAGAGATGGGTCATACTCCTATCTACATTGATCCCTATACCGGTGATGATCATCAACCGATCTATCCCGGTGTATTTCTTATGGCTCATTCTGCTGAGATTACATATAATTATACAGTAGGAACAAATAATTATAAAGATGAGATCTATTGTGATATTCCAGAAGGAAGTATCATCGTTGATCCTTGGAGAAAAATTGAAAGTAGCACTAGCGAGGTAATACACTATGGAAATACTAGAAACCGGTAATAGATGGTGGCACTTTAAGCTTCCTAAAGTTTGGTGGTCGGATCATGAGAGTCTTGCATATTATAACGAGTCTTTTAATGATCCAAAAACATTAGAGTGGTGGAGATCACTTGGTTATACTCAGACAAAATTCACTGGTGATATGTATGATATGAGATCAGAAGAACCCGGTTGGATGAATGAGTTTCGTGAGTATCTGCCATGGGAACACTTTTCTTGGTGTGTATACAAGATGGTTCCTGGTTGCGCACTTCCTAAACACAGCGATCTTTACGCTAGATTTAGAGAGCTATACGGTATAGAAGATCCTACTAAAATACAAAGAGCCGTTGTATTTTTAGACGATTGGCAAAGCGGTCATTACTTTGATATTGATGATAATCCAATCTTACAGTGGAAAGCGGGAGAAGGCGTGATCTGGGAGTATGATGTACCACATTGCGCCGCAAACGTTGGAGTGACGAATCGTTATACTTTACAGATTACCGGAGTGGTTGAGTAAATACATATGATGTATAAATAGTAGTACTACAGATCATAACAACGGTACTGCTACGATATGATACCAAATTCAAGACAGTCTCTTATAGACTACTGCCTTCGTAACCTCGGCGCTCCGGTCCTTGAGATAAACGTAGACGAGGATCAGATCGAAGATCGGGTCGACGAAGCAATCCAGTTCTATCGTGAGTATCATTCCGATGGAATCTTTAGAGATTTTTTCAAACATGAGTTAACTCAGGACGACGTTGACAATCAGTTTATTTCAATTCCTGACTCGATCCTGACGGTTGTACGAGTTCTGCCGTTTACATTTGAGAACTCGTCGGTGAACATGTTTGATGCACGATATCAGATGTCACTCAACGATATGTATAACCTTGGTTTCTCAGGCAACCTTGCAAACTACGTACATGTTCAGAAGTACATCAATACCGTCGATCTTATGATCAACGGAACGCCGCAGGTCGAGTTTGCTCGGCATCAGAATCGTTTGTACTTAAACATCGAACTTGAACGATATCTTAACGTCGGCGAGTATCTTGTCGTTGAAGCCTATCGTATTATCGACCCCGACGAAAGTACAGACGTCTATAACGATCTATTCTTAAAGCGCTATCTTACTGCCTTGCTAAAACGTAACTGGGGTACTAACCTTAAAAAGTTTGAGGGTATGGAGCTGCCGGGTGGTGTTACTCTTAACGGTCAACAGTTATTCGATGAGGCTACCGAAGAGATACGACAGATCGAAGAAGAGATGCAACTGAAGTATGAATTTCCGATCGACTTTCATATCGGTTAGTAAGTGAGTTTGTAATGCCTACAAATGTATTCTTTTCTCCGGCGGTTCAGTCTGAGCAACTTCTCTATGAAGATCTTATTATTGAGGGCCTTCGTACGTACGGCCAAGATGTACTATACATACCTCGTACTGAAGTAAGTAACGACGAGATACTGAACGAGGAGTACTCTCGATTTAGAGATGCATACGCGGTCGAAATGTATATCGCAGACACTCAAGGGTTTGAGGGAGAGGGCACTCTCTTATCTAAGTTCGGTCTTGAGATTCGAGATCAAGCGACCTTTATTGTAGCAAGACGACGGTTTCAGCAGTTAGTTGAGATTGATGTTAATTCGCTCGAGGATGAACGCCCAAGAGAGGGTGATTTAATCTTTCTTCCCCTTGCGAATTCTCTTTTCGAGATCAAGTTTGTCGAACACGAGAAACCATTCTATCGTCTCAGTGATCTTCCAATATATGAGTTACGTTGTGAACTCTACGAGTCAGGATCCGAACAACTCGATACCGGGTTCGGTAATGTTGATCAGTTCGAGCGCACTCACGCGTCTCGCGCGGTCCTATCGATTAGCGGTGGATCGGATGGGTTTGAACCCGGTACCGAAGTCTTTCAGTTCATACAGGACGAGACATCGGATCAGGAACTTATTGTGGTGTTTGGCGAAGTTGCTGACTTTGTTGAGACACAAGAAGCAGATTCTGGTCAAGAACGCGAGGCCGATCTCTCACTCGTCGGTGTGACATCCACGGACGGTGAGTTACGATCCTTTGATCCGTCACTCGGTAACATTTTCTTAATCGATGATGAGACAGACACAGGATGGTCGGTACTCAAGAAATATAGTCTCAGTGATGTTGCGGATAAGTATATAGATAACGATAAGTTCGCGGATAATACACAGTATGAGATAGATGCCGATCAGATCATTGACTTTAGTCAAGAAAATCCATTCGGCGATCCGAGGTTAAACGACTAATCATATGTTTGGTAATCACTTCTACAACGAACATACACGTCGTGCAGTATCCGTCTTTGGTACGCTGTTCAACAATATAACGGTCGTAAAACGTGATGGGTCGGGTAACGCACTGCAACAGATCAAGGTGCCGCTCTCGTATGGGCCACGAGAAAAGTTTCTTGCTCGTGTTCGTCAAGAAGCAAACCTGAGCGATCCTAGACTTGCGATTAAGCTTCCGCGCATGTCCTTTCAGATTACATCACTGAGTTACGATGAGTCAACGCGGTTAACGCGTGGGACTAAACTGAATGTGCCGGGTACATCGTCATCATCAAGAAAATCAATGTTCTATCCATCGACGTATAACCTGTCGTTCGAACTCAGCATTATGTCCAAACATACGGACGATGCGCTACAGATTCTTGAGCAGATACTTCCGTTCTTTCAACCTGAGTACAGCGTGACAGTCAATGAGGTTGATAATAACTTTAAGTCGGATATGCCGTTCGTACTAACCGGCGTAGACTTGTCTGACGATTATGAAGGTGAGTTTGAATCACGCCGTTCTTTGATCTATACACTCACATTTGATACACGTATTAAATACTATGGTCCGCTGTCAGATTCTGGGTCGGTGATTCGTCGGACACAGACGAATCTGTCGGACGTTGACATGACTCCGTCCGGTGTTCCCCTCGCGTCGCAAGAAGTAACAATTACTCCAACAGATGCAAACGAAGACGATGACTTTACAGTCAATGTTTCGTTTGATTCGCGAACACCGGAACAGATAGAGTTGTTCTTTGACAGTGTTACAAGTGATCCGTTCACAGTCTCTGAGGCGGTAATTGGAACAACATCAGGAACGACTGCCGTTGTGACTGAAGTACGGTCTGATTCGATACTCGTCTCTGTCCCTGACGGTCTATTTGAGGTCGGTGAAACAGTGACGGGTCAAACTTCTGGTGCAAGCTTTACTGTTACCGACATTAATTCAATATGGAACACGCTATGAGTGATGAGAACGAGAGTGAGATTCAGGACGACTACGATTACGCTCGAGCTCGATACTATAGTCTGACCGAAAAGGGTGACGAAGCTATCGATCTTATGCTTGATCTCGCACGTGAGTCTGAACATCCTCGTGCGTTCGAGGTCTTGTCGACCATGCTTAAGCAGAACGCTGAGATCGCCGATCGACTCATGGAGCTGCAGAAGAAAAAGAAGGAGGTGCGTCTGACCGACAATCCTCAGCAGCTGCCAAACTCTATGACTCAGAACAATGTATACGTCGGTTCGACCACCGATCTGCAACGTATGCTGCACAACCGTATTAATGAAAAATCAACAACGATAGATCAACAGACCGACGACGATCAAGATAGCGAAGAGGACTGATATGTCTGAGCAGAGGCTTCAGAATCATTCCAACCTATCGTACTTAGGTAATGCAAACGTCAAGCGTGACGGTGTTGAGCAGGAGTGGACTCGTGAAGAGATCAACGAGTACGCCAAGTGTCTTAAGGATCCGGTCTACTTTGCAAGGAACTACATCAAGGTCATCTCTCTCGACGATGGTCTCGTTCCTTTTGACCTATATCCGTATCAAGAAAAGATGTTTAACCACTTTAACGAGAATCGATTCTCGATCGTTTTGGCGTGTCGTCAGTCCGGTAAATCGATCTCATCGGTGGTGTATCTACTCTGGTATGCGATCTTTAATCCAGAGAAAACGATTGCGATTCTTGCCAACAAGGGCGCGACCGCAAAAGAAATGCTCGGGCGCGTTACTCTGGCTCTAGAGAATCTACCATTCTTTCTACAGCCGGGTTGTAAGGCGCTGAACAAAACATCCATCGAGTTCTCAAACAACTCTCGGATCATATCGTCATCCACGTCATCATCGTCTATTAGAGGATTCTCGGCCAACCTTATTTTTCTCGACGAGTTTGCATTCGTTCAGAACGACTCCGAGTTCTATACATCGACCTATCCTGTTATCTCATCGGGTAAGGACACTAAGATTATTATTACATCAACCGCGAACGGCCTTGGGAATCAGTTTCATAAGCTGTGGGAAGGCGCGGTCCAGGATATTAATAACTTTAAGCCGTTTCGTATCGACTGGTGGGACGTGCCTGGTCGAGACGAGAATTGGAAAAGAGAAACCATTGCGAATACGTCGGAACTACAGTTCAACCAGGAGTATGGTAATACATTCCACGGCACTGGTAATACCCTGGTCTCTGGTGATAAGCTGCTGCAGCTAAAGGCAGAGTCGCCGATATATCAGCAGGACAACGTGCGTGTGTACGAGCGGCCGAATCCCGATGCGGAATACATGATGTTCGTTGACGTCGGTAAGGGTCGCGGTAAGGACTACTCAACGTTTACAATCATTGACATATCGGCTAAGCCGTTTCGACAAGTCGCGGTATTTCAAGACAACATGATCTCGCCGCTGCTTTTTCCTGATGTTATCTACAAGTACGCAAAGACGTATAATGAAGCGTACGTTCTTATTGAGAACAACGACCAGGGTACCGTCGTATGCAACGGTCTCTACTACGAGATCGAGTACGAGAACGTATTCGTCGAGTCGGCCATTAAGGCCAATTCCATCGGTGTCTTCATGGACCGTAAGGTTAAGCGGATTGGCACATCAACGATGAAGGATCTAATCGAGCAGGATCAGCTTATCGTTCGTGATGCATCTACGATCGTTGAGCTATCTACATTTGTCGCTCAGGGTTCGTCGTACGGTGCTTCACAGGGTAATCACGACGACCTAGTTATGAACCTGGTTCTCTTTGGTTGGTTCTCTACAACGAATATGTTCTCTGAGCAGACCGACGTTGATATTAAGAAAATGTTGTACGAGGAACAGATGAAGTTAATCGAGGACGATATGTTACCGTTCGGTGAGATTGATAACGGTCTTGATCAGAATACAGAGATCATTGACGGCGATGTATGGACTCGTGGTGACAACCCCAACTTCGGTACATTTTTCTGAGAAATCAAGTTATTTATAAATACTATCAATGAAGACAACCGTATTATGAAATCACATATAAGTTTCAATGAATAAAGAGGAATAAGCACATGGCTT